GCCGGAGAGGTGGAGGTGTCGCTGGAGTATCCGGCGGGCGTCTGGGTAACCCACGAGGAGCTGGAGGAGGCGCTGGCGGGCATCGGCCTGTCCGGATATATCAAGGCCACCGAGAAGGGCCAGCCGGGCGGCGTGGCGACGCTGGGGCCCGATGGCAAGGTGCCAGGTGAGCAGCTCCCAAAGATGGACTATGACCCGGCGGGCAGCGCGGAGGCGGTGCAGAAGAACTTGACTGCCCACACCGGGAACAAGAACAACCCCCACGCCGTTACGGCGGAGCAGGTGGGGGCTCTTGCAAGTTCCGGTGGAGTCATGTCCGGGGCAATCAGCATGAGTGGTCACAAGATAGCCAATCTGGCCGCTCCTGCTGATTCCACGGATGCCGCTAATAAGCAGTATGTGGACGAGCACGCGGGGGCGAGGGTTATTTTGGGGAGCTATGTGGGGACAGGAAAAACAGGTAAAAGCAACCCTAATCAAATAACCTTAGCCGAACCCTTTAAAATACTCTGTATTTATGGTATGCAATCAAATAATTACTATAAGAGTATCGACGGTTATGGAAATGGCGAGACTTCTAATATTATTCATAGCAGTATTATCCCTACTGAGTATACAAAAGGCATTAGTTTTGGTTTTGGCTACCGTTATTCCTCAAGAGATTCTTACGGTAAAAAATCAACGGATGGAAAAACTTTCAGTTGGTATTTTGACCTTACCACACCTGATGCGACAAGTGAACAACTTAATGCATCTGGAACTGTATATTACTACTACGCCATAGTTTAGAGATAAGAGGTGAATTAAATATGACCATCATCCAAATTGACCCGCTGGAGACCGGCCAGCACCCGATCCAGAGCCAGAGCGGGCGGAGCGCCTGCTGGCTGGATGACTACATAGAGGTGCCCGCCCACCTCCATGACGCGGTGTGGGCGACCTATGGCTGGTGTGACCTCCAGATTGAGGGGGACAAGCTGGTGGGCATCACGCCTACTGAGCGGCCTCCAGAGCCGGAGCCGGAACCCCAGCCGCCCCTCGCAGAGGACATCACTCTGGACATGCTGTCCGAGCACGAGGAACGACTTTGTATGTTGGAAATCACCACCAATGCTGTTTGAGGAAGGGGAAGGACATGAACACGGTATTTAATCTCTGCAAGCTGCTTATTGACCGGGGCCGCACCGACGGCCTCCAGGACAAGATGGATGTCTATCTCGCCGCCGACCGGCTCACCCCGGAGGAGTACCAGGAGCTGGCCGGGCTACTGGCCCCGGAACAGTAATCAACAGCGGGATCGCTGGATAAAAGGATGTGAATCAAATGAGTAAGCTCATTACATATGTCCCGCTCTCGTCCGTGGAGCGGATTGAGCTGAGAGTCACCAACTGCCGCAAGACGCTCTCTCAGGTCAAGGCTGAAACAAAGGCTCATTACGTGCTCAATGGCGGCATGTGGAACCCAGACGGCACCCCCTGCCCGCTGCTTAAGGTGGGCGGGGCGATGCTCTCCGGCACGCCCTGGCGTCCGATGGGCTACGCCTGGGACAAGGGCCCGGACATCCACATGACCTCCGGGTACGAGGGAGCGGCCAACTTTATCGCGGTAACCGCCCTTATTTCCTCCGGTAAGCCGGTGGATAAGCCCTCCTACGGCTCGGCCCAGGGAGGCAAGCGGGGGCGCAGCGCCATCGGCCTGCGTGGTGGCAGTCTGGCCCTCTATTGCTCTGGCGATGGGACCGGAGACGCAGCCACGCCGGAAACTCTGCGGGACGAGCTGGCCGGGCTGGGCTGGGCCTCCGCCGTTATGCTGGATGGGGGCGGCTCCAGCCAGTGCGACTTTGGCGGAGAGCGCATCACCGCCAGCCGCAAGGTGCACAACTGGATTTGCGTGTATCTCAAGCAGGCGGAGCAGACACCGCCGGAAGAGGAGGACAAGCCTATGAGCAAGTACACCGTGACGCCCAGCATCGGCGTCAACATCCGCAGCGGCCCCGGCACCGGCTACGGCAAGGTGGGGGCGTACCCCATGGGCACGGTGGTGGACGTGCTGGAGGAGCGGGACGGCTGGGGCAGGACGAATAAGGGCTGGGTGTCCCTGGCCTATCTGGAGGCCGTGGAGGGCCCCCAGCGGGTCACGGACACGGGCCTCGCCATCCAGACGCACCTTATCGCCCCAGGGGCGGATAATCGGCCCGGAGGCAGCAATCCCTGCAAGTACATCACCATCCACGAGACCGGCAACGCGGCCAAGGGCGCCGACGCCGCGGCCCACGCTGCCTACCTGGACAGCGATGCCGGGGAGCGCGACCTGGTGAGCTGGCATTACAGCGTGGACGACCACGCCATTGTCCAAAACCTGCCAGACGCCGAGACGGCCTACCACGCCGGGGACGGCAAGAGCGGGCCGGGCAATGCCACCAGCATCGGCGTCGAGATCTGCGTCAACGCGGGAGGGGACTTCGAGGCGGCCAAGGCCAACGCGGCCGCGCTGGTGAGGCTGCTCATGGAGGAGCACGGCATCCACATCGACCACGTGGTGCAGCACAACCACTGGAACGGCAAGGACTGCCCCAAGACCATCCGGGCCACCCCCGGAGCCTGGGAGGCGTTCCTGGCCCTCTGCCGGGGTGAGTCGACCGGTGTGTCCGAACTGGATGCCGCCGTGGACAAGCTGGCTGCCGCTGGGCTTATCGACAGCCCTGATTACTGGAAGGGCGGGGACTACTCCGCCGAGAATGTGCAGGCACTCATCATCAAGTGGGCGGCCTCGCGTTGAGAAAGGAAGGTACATGACATGATCAACTGGAAAGTCAGACTGAAGAGCCCCGCGTTCTGGACGGGGCTCATCGGCGTGCTCGGCGCGTTTGCGGTGGGTATGGCACAGCTCTTTGGTGTGGACATCACCGCCGAAGCCGGAAGCTGGCAGCAGGCGCTCACCGCCCTGGTCACCGCCGTATTTGGTGTGCTGGCCCTGGTGGGTGTTACCACCGACCCAACCACTAAAGGGCTGGGGGACAGCGCACAGGCCCTCACCTACCACAAGCCAAAGGACGACAGGGAGGGCTGAGTATGCCCGAAAACGATTGCCCTATCAATGGGGTAAATTGTGTGTCCATCGCCCGCGTGGAGGCACTGGAGCGGGCGTTAGAGGCACAGAAGCAGCATAGCTCACTTGCGCGCGAAAAAATCTATGACCGGCTGGGTGAGCTGGAGCGCGGTATGGCCACGGTTACCACACAGTACGGCAATATCATCGACCGGCTGTCCTCAATGTCGGCGGACCTGAACGCCCTGAAAGAGAAGCCGTCCAAGCGGTGGGAGACGGTCGTGGCGGCTATCATTACGGGCGCGATAGGGTATCTTCTGGCTAGTATCGGGATCAGGATCGGGTGATTTCGCACACTGGACGGTGCGGAGGACAAGCTGGGAGAACAGGATACGACAGACAAATAAGCCAAGCCCCCGCTCGGTGAGCGGGGGCTTGCTGTGTTACTAACGGCAAATTGTTGGTGATAACGATGAGACTAAAAAAGTTGCAGAATCGACAGGATGCCATGTCCCAAATGAGCAGAAGAGGGGCCAGATCGGAAGAGAGACGGTGTAAGATTTAAGAAAATTTTAATCTTCTCTTCATGGCGTCTTACATAGGATTCTGGTATGCTGGTAGCCTATCTGGAAAATATGAACGAACTGCGAATTTTTTGCCGGAGGCGTTGACATATGACAACTTGTCGTCTAAGCTTATGACAGCTTGTCAGGCGAGGAGGTGCCCTATGCCCAGCGCGACGTTTTACAATCTGCCGGCGGAGAAGCGGGAGCGCCTGCTTCGGGCTGCCAGGGAGGAGTTCTCCCGCGTTCCCTATGAGAGTGCCTCGGTGAACCGGATTATCCGGTCCGCCGGCATCCCGCGGGGCAGCTTTTACATGTACTTCACCGACAAGGAGGAGCTGTTCGGCCACCTGATGGACTCCTATGGCGCACTGCTGGAGCGCCGGATGGGGGAGATGCTGGAGCAGCGGGAGGGGGACCTCTTTGCCGCCTTCCTAGACCTGTTTGACCACATTCAGGCCCACTGGGGGGACGGGAAATACCGCGAGATGGCGGACATACTCCGCTGCAACCGGCAGATGCAGCCCGGGGTCCTGCTGAACCGGGAGGGGCCTGAGGCGAGCCTGGCTCGCCTGCGGGACAGGGTGGACCTGTCCCGACTGGATCTGCGCACGGAGCCCGCCCTTTCCGATATCTCCCACTTGCTGGTCTCCGCCGTAGCCGGTACACTGGTAGCGGCCGGAACCTCGGGCGATCCGGCGGGCCCGCGGGGCCGCCTGGTGCGGGTTGTGTGCGTCCTCCGCGTG